ATGGCAGCAATTCAGCGGCATTTCGATGTGAGCGGCTTAGGCGCTGCCAAGGTCCTGGTCGATTTCGTCGTGATTACCAAGTCCCGAGGCTTTCGTGAGGACGGCACCGACTATCTGAGTGTCCAGATCGCCACCAAGGACTGTCAGCAGGACTTCGTGAGCCTGCTCGGCCTCGCTGATTACGCTGGGAGTGTCTGGCACACCGCACTGTTACGGGCCGAATGATGTCCTGGCAGAACGGAACATCAAGGACCAGCTCCCCGAGACATAGAGCCTGGCGACTCGCAGTACTCGAACGCGACGGCTGGACATGCCAAATCAAAGGCCCGAAATGCTTGGGCCGAGCGACGATCGCCGACCACATCGAGAACGTGGCCGAGCGTCCCGACCTCGAGTTCGATCCGGAGAACGGCCAGGCCGCTTGTCAGAAACTGCTCGGACAGCAAGACCGCCGAAGAGGCACGCAGAGGCCAAGAGCGTTACCGCAACCGGGGCAAGTACCAACCGGCCACCCACACGCACCCCGGATTGAAATAGTCACCCTCACGGAAAGACCTGCCGCTCATGAGAATGCGCACCACGTAACTGCCCACCGTCTTCCGCAGCATCGGCACCGCCGAGGAGACTGCCACCCCGTTCGTCATCGTCCTGGACCGCTTTGCCCTGGGCGAAGAATGGGACGATGACACGGCGAACAGCCTGAAGTGCCCACAGGAGCCAAGGGCGTCGTCGCCTTCACCGAGCACGATGTGGAGCAGTACAACGACGTGACTGAAAGTGATTTCGCCAGCGCAATCCGCGCACACTACGCCGTCGATCTCGATGCGGTGAACTTCAATGACTGACATACCAAGGTGGAGCCAGCAGCCACGTCAGCAGCACATGGAGACCGCTCAGATGGCGGCGATGAGCCGCCCACGCCGTCCCGTCGTCCAGACCGCGCTCCAGCTCGATGTCAGCCCGCACGAGACCGACAAGGCCCTCCTGAGCGACATCCTTGCTGCAATGGACGGATGGCCCGATACCACGAAGGTCAGGTTCGACCTCTCCAAGGGGATGGATCAGTGTGAGTCCAATGTCATGCGCATCAAGGCCGTTCGCCCGCGATGAACGTCTCGCTCTCCGTGTTCGGTCACGAACTGATCGGCTTCGACGTCAGCCGTGACACCGAGACGCGTCAGCACGAACCCAAGGAGCTGCTCAGTGGTGCTTTCGGTTTCGTGCGGGACGTCCCGATCCAGACCGTGACCGACCCGGTGAAGCGTTGGGAGCGGGGCACTCCGCTGACATCACCGGGCTACTACGAGGATAAGAGACGATGACCAATTCCCCGACTTCGGGCCACGGCACGTTCGGTCCGCCGAGGGCGGACAGGCAGACTGACTACGCGCTGGCCATCTGACGGCGAGATGACTTGCCGCTAGGCCTTTGTGACTGTCCCGCGACCGTCGACGTCGTACCAGTCGTTGCCCTTTCGGAATCGAAGATGTGCGGAACGGCCCAGCTTCAGCTCAGGGTGATTTGTATCCAGCAATCTCTTGGCGCTCGCAGCGTTGGCCGCCTCGAACTCCTCGACTAGGATCGACCCTGCGGCGTCGACGACCCGGTAACCGGTCATGATTACTCAGCAGCCTTGACGACACCGGAAGAAGACAATTTGATTGTCCTTCCTTCCTCGAGCACAGCCTCGGTTGAGTCGTCCTTCGTCGCAGTGGTCCATTCACCCGCCGCGTACACCGCCGTCACTTCGTTCGACCCACGCGACGGCCTGAGGATCAGCTCTCCCGCCGCGCCAACGCTGGCGTGCCCTGCGTCCTCCACGATGTCAAAGAGCTGAGGGAAGTTGTGGGCCGGTTTCTTGATCCTCACGATGAAAGTCATGAGGAGATGGTGACACAAAGCACCGACACACTGGTCTGGTTTGCTGGAGCTCAGCTAGCACCACCCTAGAGCGACCATGCGCGACAGCGAAGGTCAGTTACAAAACCACTCCTAGCATCGGACCTACACACTGTTGCCACTGCCCGTGCCCGCAACGAAGCTATGGGTCTCTCAGACATACCCCATCGTGGACAGCATGTGCAGCGCGCACACCTGAGGCAATGGCCATGACAATCTGCGTTGCCGAGCAAGTGCACCATGCCGCTCTGCGAGCGCGCTCCTACACCGTCACCACATCATTTGACATCTGGAGTTACGATCCGCTTCTCCGCATCCTTGAACTCACCGCCAATGATGCGGTCAGCCATCGTGCGGCAGTCCTCTTCGTTCTCGTACCCCTGACCGCCGTCAGTTGCGACGATGTTGCCGTTCACGACTAACCGCCAGGCCCACTTGTCATCTGATCGCTGGTAGAGAACTCGCTTAGAACTCATGGGACCGTTCCTCAATGTGACGACCATTGAGAGTCTCACGGACGCGACCCCAATTACCGCAGACACGCCGAGGCCTATTCGATCAGACAATCTTTCGTAGTCCAGCGGCCTAAGACATCGCGAGTCGCACGGTTCGAGTCCGGTTCCCAATGGGAGCGAACGGCCCCGTCCGCGATGACGCCAGTTCGAATCTGGCCGAGAGAATCTCGAACAGTCCTGACGGATTACATCGGCCACGCCGCCAGGTTCGTCTCGTTAATCTTGGTGACTATCAACACCCACGCCCTGACCGCTGCAGCGAACAGCAACGCGTAGAAGATGGCCCCCGGAACGCATGCATACAAGCAGCTTCCCTGGCTGATCGGCCACCAGACACTGACGGACGTGAAGCCCACGACGATGACTGCAAGCAATCCATAAGACATGACTGTTGCGAGTAGAAGCGATCGTCGCTCGCCCTTCAGGACCATCACGTCGGACACCTTCCTACCTGCAGGCGCACCAACCCACGGCTTGGATGCGATCCCCGCAGCATCACGAAGCTTGACTTCAATTACCTCTATAGATGCGTTGTGCGCGAAAACCAGCGCATTGATGATGATGTGGAACCCGACTGCTGACCACACCGGCAAGGGGAGCAGCAGAGTAAGCAAAGGCATATCGACCAAAGTTTCCGGCTTCGTCGCAATCACCGCGCCGATTCCGACCGAGTATGCGATCAGCATGCTGGTGAGAACTAAGGACTGAGCCAACGAGTTCTGGTTGTCTGCCCGTTCAGCAGCGTAAAGGGCTGCTAGTGCTTGAACTGATTCGTTCCCTGACGAGCTAGTACCCATTACGCCTCCTGGTTCTGAACATCAACAGTCAGATGTTGCCAGGCAGAGCGATTCGACGAAGTCATACGTTCGACCGACTCCAGGCCTGGGCACCGCCCCCTCCCCTAGCCACACCAGCTCCTGCGGTCGGCATAGTGGCTCGCGTCCTGTACCGGTCTGGGACTTCAATCCAACTAATGACTCAACAGGTCTGTCGTCCAGGTCAGAACCAGAATCACCACAGCCATGGCACCGAAGGCCAGCAAGCCCCAGATCCAGGTCGTGTATGCAACCCGATTTTGGAGCCATTTTAAGAACCACGGTCCCTGGTACTGAGGTACTGACGATCGCTGCGCCGTAAAACCATGGGCTCGCTCAAAGGCGTCAATCCACAACGCATCCGCAAGCTCGAAACCGCGGTGACGAACGATTAGTTGCACGCTCATTACGGACGCTATTAGGGCAAGCGCACCAGCAATCGTTCGAGCTGTCGAAGTCGACTCGGGTGACAGAGCGATTGTGAACAGAAACGACTGCCCGGTCAGGCTCAAGACTGGGACCTGCCAAACCAATGCATCGTGGTGCACGCGACGCGACGAAACGACCTCATAAGCCATGCGTTCCTCATCCGTCGCCATTCCTGAGTAATACACCAACGGAGAGTGCTCCGCTGGCTAGACAACGGCTATGTCAGGTGGTGGTTGGATATGTCAGGCATAGGCACACCCCCAAAAGGCCCCGATCAGCTCGCTCGACGCAACAAAACTCCGTGGTTCACCGAGGTAGAGGCTGAGGCTGCATTACAGCCGACACTAGAATCGATCTTCGGCAAGACCAACCCGATGACCGAGAAGGCCTGGCACAAGGGTGTCATCGACTGGATGGAGGAAAACCTCTCCCGTCCGGGTGCACCGCTGTACGAGCCGTGGACGCTATATTGGGAACACGTGGACTTCCTCCTTCGGTTTTACAGGATTGACCCGCTGACGGGACGTCGGCGGTACCACCGAGCTCTGCTGAGCCGAGTCCGTGACTGGTCGAAGTCTCCTGTTCGTCGCCGGGGTCTGTGCAGCTGAGTCGATGGCCGATGTGGTCTTTGACGGATACGACTCCTCTGGGCAACCGGTGGGCCGCCCGTGGAACACGTTGCGCTCACCGTTCAACATCCAGATGTCAGCAGTGTCAAAGGCTCAGGTCGACAACTCCTGGGACCCGCTGCTGGAGATGCTCCGACTAGGACCAGCGATCGGGAACCATCCCGGTCTCGATCCGATGGAGTCGTTCGTCCAAGTCCCCGGAGGCCGGATCATTCCGGTCACCGCATCACCTCGGTGAATCAAGGGCGCACCGAACGTAGTGCTGGCAACCCTGGACCAGTCCGAGGAATGGCTCCGCAGCAACGGTGGTAAGAAGTTCGCAAACACCATGCGTGCCAATGCAGCCAAGACCGGTGGCGTCACGATCGAAACACCGAATGCGTTCATCCCCGGTGAGGAGTGGGTTGCCGAGGAGCCGGCAGCATTCGCAGCAGCCATTCTTGAAGGATGCGCCAAAGACGACGGTCTGCTGCACGACCACCGCGAGGCTCCGTCGGACACCGAGATGATGGAACGCGAGTCTCTCGTCATCGGATTGCGACATGCCTACGGCGATGCCTCCAGTCACCCGGACGGATGCGTCATTTACGAACCGCCCCGTTCTCCTGGACACGTCGATCTTGAGCGAATTGTCTCCACAATCTGGCACCCAAGCCAAGATGTGCAGCAATCCCGCTCGGACTTCCTCGGACAGATCACGCACGCCAGTGACTTCGGGGTTTCACAGCCCGAGATGACGAGCTGCATGGACCTCGACAAGTTGATCGATGAGGGCGACGTGATCGTGCTCGGTTTCGACGGGTCACGTGGCCGAGTTCGAGGAAAGGCCGACGCCACCGCGCTGATCGGGTGTCGAGTCGAAGACGGGCACCTCTTCGAGATCAAGGTCTGGGAGCAGCCCTCCGGTCCTCTCGGTGAGAACTGACAACCGAAACCACTTGACGTGGATGAAGCGGTCCGCAAGGCGCACGAAACCTACAAGGCCGTCGGGTTCTACGCCGACCCGAGCGGATGGACCGAGCACGTCGCCCGCTGGGAAGCGAAGTACGGCAGGCGATACAAGGTCAAGGCGACTCAAGCGAACCCGATCTCGGCATGGCCGAGGGGCAAGACCACCAACGTCGGTGAGTACATCGAACGAATGCGGTCCGCCATCGCCAACAACGAGATAACTCACGACGGATCGTCGGCATTGGTGCGCCATTTCTTCAATGCCAGAAAGCGATCCACCAGAACTGGCTACCTGATCTTCAAGGCCTACTTCGAGAGTACCGACAAGATCGACGGCGCATACGCCGGAGTCATGGCATGGAAAGCCCGACTCGATGCCGTGGCCGTTGGTGTCGGCAAGAAACGTGAAAAGCGAACCCCGAGAGTGGGTGTACTCGTTTGACTATCGAGGTCCCCGGTCTCGACCATTCCGATCGGAACACGGTCGACAAGCTGTTCAACCAGCTCGACAAGAAGATGCTGCGCAACAAGCTTCGTGCTCTGTACTACGACAGCAAGTACCTGTTCAAGGACCTGGGCATCGCCACTCCCCCTCAGCTCTGCAACTTCGAGGCAGTTCTCGGTTGGCCTGCCAAGGCCGTGGACACACTGGCGCGCCGATGCAACCTGGACGACTTCGTTCTTCCCGATGCATCGGCAGCCGACTTCGGTATCGATCTGCTCTGGGAAGACAACAGCCTCGACATCGAGAGCCACCAGGCACACACCAGCGCGTTGATCCACTCGGTCGTGTTCATTGCCACCACCACCCTCGGTGATGTTCAGGCCGGTGAGCCCGAAGTGCTCATCACCGCACGTGACGCCATGACGGGCACCGGACTGTGGGACACACGCCGCCGAGCACTCAGGGCTGCTCTCTCTCTGTAGTCGATTCGGACGAGATCGGACAGCCCACAAGCTTCATGGTCTACACGACCGAAAAGGTCATCACTGCAGCCAAGGGCAGCAACGGAGTCTGGTCGGCGGATGTCCGTTCCCACACTCTCAAGCGAGTGCCGGTCGAACCCCTGGTGTATCAGCCCCGTCTGGGTCGGCCCTTCGGCAGCTCACGCATCTCCCGAGCCGTCATGAGCCTCACCGACTCTGCACTGCCCACCATCGTGCGCTCGGAGATCGGGGCCGAGTTCTTCACGGGCCCGCGGCGGTACTCACTGAACATTCCGCAGGAAGCATTCGGAACCGGTGGGGCCACGATCCTGTTCTGGAAGCAGCTCGCACAGTTCCCCACCACAAAGACACTTCAGCCCGCCCAATGGTCCTCTCTTGGCCCGCGCAGTAGCGATCGATGACGCTGCACTTCGAGGCAAGGCATCCTCTTCCGAGGCTCGACTGCGGTTGGCCAAGTTCGGGATTGCCCCGGACGATCTGCTCCGGGCGCGGGTGAAGATTACGCCTCCTGCCACGTCGCCACGGACCAGCTCCGACCCTGCCGACTTGATACGCAGGCTCAGTGCCGCCGAGCGTCGCGCTCCGATGGCCGTCGTGGAGACACACACCGCCTAAGTCCATGGCAACCGCGCTTTCCCGGCGACTTCCCCACTCTTGGTGAGGGTCTTTCACGAACTCAGGAGAGTTCGACAACTACGCCATGCGAGACATGGTTGAACTGGAGGCAGCATGAACGTGAATGTGGATGGCTATCCGCTCGATCTCAGGGTGGTGAGAGGCTCACTCATCGTGGTGCAGAACGATGCACTGCGAGGAACCCTGAGTCTCGCTGAGCCGCCCGCTGACCCGGTTCCCACGATCCTCCAGGCGATTGATGAACGAGTACCTTTTGCTGGAGCAGTTCGTTGCCATCCTAGAACACAACCGAGACAATCAGCGCGACAACGACATCTGGCTGCTTCACAAAGACGGCTCAACTTCGATCGTGCCCGATCAGAACATCGCAGCGTTCCAGGACCCGCAGACTTGGCCGAAGTACATCTGCCGTTCGGAAGCAGTCAACAGCCATGTCTCCGCTGACGGCCTCTATGCAGCACTCGACCATGTGAACTGGGCTATCGGACTTACGATGTCGATGGCAAACAGTCGCGTTGCACGGGCCGCGTCAGCATTCGCACGGGTCCTGACGAGACAGACTGGCGCAACGACATGACCGAGCCACTCGGCAAAGTCGACCAGGAGACCCGCAAGCTGTGGCTCACCAGAGTCCAGGACTTTCAGCAAGTCATCAAGCCGCCTGTAGGTCAGACCTTTCCGGCTGGTACGACCGCACGAATCGACTTCTACACCGACCCGGACCAAGGAACTGTGCTCATGTCCTGGGCCGCGACAGTCACCACTGCCGAAGCCAGATGGCGTCAGGAGTCCGAGGTCGCGGACACCATCGCTGATCGGACCCCCTACTACCTGTACGTCAGCTTCCCCGATTCACCGAGAACCGACTACTGCCGGTTCTACGGCAACGTCCAACGCCGCCAACCTCACCGCTAGGAGAACACCAGGGCAATCGCCGTCACCACCACCAAGAACTCCCTCGCCGCTGCCTACGCCGCCCTGGGTGCATTCGTGTCACTTCACACCTCATCCCCGGCGGCAACGGGTGCCTACGAGGCCACGGGCGGCTCCCCCCGCCTACGCCCGCAAGCAGACCACGTGGGGCGCAGCCTCCGGTTCGACCGTCTCGGGCTCGGAAGTCACTCGATGAGCGCCGTCATTTCGACGTTCCCGCCGGGACGTAGACCCACTGGGGCCTGTGGACGGCAGCGACCGGCGGCACCTTCATCGACGGCGGCGCACTGTCGGCTTCGGTGACGCTCTCCGATCAGGGTCAGGTCAAGTCACCGATCAGGGTCAGGTCAAGGCACCGATCAGCTACACCCAGTCCTGATAGCACTTCGGCGGTAGAGGAGGCGCGATGGACAAATGGGTGATGGACCTCCCGACATCACCGGTACTGGAGATGACGATGCCGGTTGGCCCGATCCTTGTGATCGAGTTGCCGGCTGTTTCCGTGTCGGTCTTACCGGAGGGGTTTATCCCACCGTTTATCCCCGAGACCACAGCGGAGGCAACAGGTTTCGGTACCGCAACGGTCTCCCCGGTGCTCATCGTCGTCGCACGGTCTAAAGGTGCTGGCGTCACCAGGGTTCGTGGGGCTGGCCGGGTGACAGCAAGGGCCACCGGCTCGGGCACCGACTTCGTCACAGGGCTCGTGCTCCTCGGTCGCACTGCAGCAGCATCAGGTTCCGGCACTTCGACTGCGAAGCCGACACTGTTGGTGAGGGTCTGGGCCAATGGATCGGGCACCGCCCTCGTGGCGGCACAAGCAGTCGCTCCGGCACTGGCATCGGGCTCCGGTACTACGTCGATCAAACCTGCTGAAGTCGGTCGCATGGTTGCGTCCGGAGTCGGCAGTACCGCTGTCGCTGCGTATGTTGTCGGGCAAGCCATCCCGACTGCCGTCCAGGGATCAGGTACCCAGGAGAAGTCCAGGTGTGCGACGAAAGACTGCACTGGGCCTGTCACTGGGCGTGGACTATGCTCCTCGCACTACGCAAAGGACTGGAAGGCTCGACGCAACCTGGCCAGCTAGTCCCTCGCCGCAGCGTGTTCCTGAGCTCATACGACAAGCTCACGGGTGAACCGTTCGAGCTGATACACCTTGCCTGTGTCTTCCTGGAGCATCACGTCGAATAGCCTGAACGATTCGTCGAGCGGCAACCCCGCATGGAGTCCATACAGCGCCAGGGTGACCCTTAGCTCATGGGTCACGACAGCTTGCCCTCCCAGCCACATGAATCACGCAGGCAGAGGCCGATCACGCCCTGGTCCTCCATGGTTCTGTCCGAATAGACCACGACCAGCGTCTGCGCATCGACGGGATACCTACACTTCGGACACTTGTGACCGTCGACCGGTGTGGACTGGGTTTCAATTGCTACGCGCTCGCTCATGCGCATGAAGCTATCGGAAGCATCCGACAGTGGTTGCACGGCGAGATGGCTAAGGATGTTCGGCTTCGCTCCCACGCTCACCGTGACAACATCGAGGGATGTCCACCCCGGAGTCGAGAGACGACAACCATCGAACAGCCAGTCCGGCTGAGCTGGAGAAGCTTCGACTGGTCAACACCGAGTTCAAAGACCGACTCGACCGCCAAGCTCTGGCCGTCTCAACCATCGATACCAAGGGGACGACGGTTCTCGGTTTCTCCATAGCGTTGGGGGCTTTCATCGTCACTCAGAGCGATCTCAGCTATTGGAGGCTTTTCCCTCTGCTCATCACCGCAGCATCGTGCGCACTCGCCTACTCTTCGTTGCGGGTCAGAAAGTACAAAGACGCACCAGATCCGTCACAGGCGCTGACGACTCTGATGCAGGACAAAGAGACGACCGAAGAGGACTGCCTCAACGTCCTGATACACGGACGGTCCATTGTCTTCGTCACAAACTCCGACGCGATTCACTGCAAGGCTTTACGTTGGAAGCAGAGTGCGTGGACATTGACTGTGGCGGGCCTCGTCACAGCCGTGATTGTGCTGATAGGAAACGTGTGAGATATGTCAGAACAGGGTGCGACTCAGAGCAATGACGAAACTCCAGAGCCCGGCAAGAAGCAGCCTCCCCCGACCAAGGAGGAGCAGATGCAAAAGATAGTTGTTGGAACCGAGGAAAAAAGCTTGAAGCCGAAGGGTGTTCAACACTTCACAAAGAGTGAAGAGCACAACGACTCGGAAGCCTGAGCCGACAATATCGATCGTGGGCCCAGTTCGCATTCCGTGCGTAGCGAGACTTGAGTCCCCATCGATAGACGCGCATCGCTCGCCCGTGCTGGCGTTAGCCCTCTTGACTCGAATCGCCTCCCGCCTGCGTGGGTGACGTCGTTCCAGACGAAGCACGATAGCGAGAGGCCAGCTCGATCGAGAGGAGTCGGGAATGACCACACCAACGGGTTCAGGTGAGTACAAATTCCACGCTGACCGAGTTCGGGCCATGCAGTTCACTCCTGAGTCATTCAGCGACGTCATCGACTGGCTGAGGGAAAATGGCAGAGCGCTTGGCAGTTACAGCAATGCTTCTCGCCCATACAGGCTCGACCTTCCGAAGCCCTACAGGCTCGAGAACTCAAGGGAGTACATCCACTTTAAGGCGATGGCCGATCGCGCACGTCGACAATCCTTGGCCTCGCACGAAGGTGAGCGAGAGATCGGACGGAAGGCACTGAAGGACATTGAGGCCATTCTCTCCAATCTGGTTCAGAGCATCAAGAACTCGGGATGGCCGGTCGACTATCCACTCATGGACGACTCCGATGCCTAGAGAGGCTCAAGCCGGGTGAATGGGGTGTCATCACCACCACCAAACGCGACAAGTCCCACGTGGCCAAGGCGCGTATCCGTGATCGTGACGGCAAGCTCCAACTGGTCGAAGCCACCGGGGCCTCGGCGGACGAAGCACGGAGAAGGCTCCAGGCCAGGCTGATCGAACGGGTCACGCCCGAGGGTGAGAAGGACGGACAGCTTACCAAGCGGACCACGGTGTCCGAGTTGGCCGAGTACTGGTTGGCAGAGAAGCAGACATCCACGTCCGTCGGGGACTCCCTTCTGGCGTTGTACCGTTCCACGTGACGGAGCGTGTGCAAGGACGCCGTGGGAGACCTGCGCATCACCGAGTTGACAGCGGGAGCCGTGGATGCCTTCTCGCGCTCTGTCGCTGTCCGTGCGCCGAGCCGTGCGCGTCTGGCACGAATCGTGCTCAGCGGGATGTTCAGCACGGCAACCCGCCTCGAGCTGATCGACCACAACCTGGTGCGAGAGACTAAGGTGCCCAAGCCTGAGCCGGGTCCGTCCTGTCACTCTTGAGGAGCTGACAGACATACGCGCCGCCGTGGATTTGTACTGCCGACACGAAACCGTGGATGCCGAGGGAGTGGTCCGCAGGAAGTACGGACCCAAGCCGGGGGCTGACCTCCAGGATCAGATGGACTTGTTGATGGCTACCGGGGTCCGCATATCGGAGCTGCTGGCTTTGCTGTGGGAGTACATCTCGACGCCGATGTTCCGACAATCGTAGTGAACGCGACCCTGGTGCAGCCACGAACGGCTGGGGAGAAGCTGATCCGTCAGCCACACCGTAAGGGCGACGCTCCCCCCACTGCCATCGTCATCCCGAAGTTCGCCGTGGACATCCTCCGTCGACGGCGAGAGGCCCTCACGTTCAACAACCCGAACGATGCCGTCTTTGTCACATCGACCGGCAACTGGGTCTCCCCTGCCAACGTTCGGCGCTGCTGGCGCGGAGCGCTCGGCAAGAACTTCGACTGGGTGACGCCACACAGCTTCCGCCGGACCGTGGCAACGCTCGTGAAGGTCCAGTACGGGGTGGAGGCGGCACAGGCGCAGCTCGGTCACGCCAACACCGCTGTGACGGAAGCGCACTACATCCAGCGGATGAACTCGGCACCGGATATGACCGAGCACTCAACACTTTCGCGCCGTCAGAGCGGCAAAATCTTGGGTAAGTGTTGA